GCCTTGCGGACCCGGGTCACCCTTCGGACCCGGAGGACCTTGAATGCCTTGCGGACCCGGAGGACCCGCAGGACCGGGGGTGCCGTTATCGTTGATTTGGAACACGCCCGGGGACAGCTCATCAATGACGATGTTGGGACCTGCCAGAATCTGTAGGTCACCCGTCCGTGCGTTGACAGAGGTGACGCCAGTGTTTGTGAAGAGCGTGGTCTGGCTATCGGGCTGGGAGAGGCCGATGCCGTTGCCTGCTAGGAAGCGCAACACGCCCGTCTGCCCGCCCAACGAGGTTACGCCTTCGTTCGTGATGGTGAGGTTGCCGGCATTGTCGAACGTCGCATTGATGCCTGCGCCGCTCTCAATGGTGACTGCACCCGTGACGCCGTTGATGCTCGTGATACCGAGGTTCTTCAGAACCAGTTGGCCAGCCCCTGGCGATGAGATGCTGATTCCCGTTCCCGTCACGTTGATGGCGCCCGTGACGCCATTGATGCCCGACACCAACGCGCCCACGACCGTGTCGAACAGGGACTGCATGGACGGTAGAAGGTACTGGATGTTAGCCGCCGTTACCGCAGGCGCACCCGGACCCACCGTGATTTGGGCGAACGGAGTGAAGCCTACCGGGGCCGCAGTCGTACCCGGAGAGTACTGATAGGTGATGCTTTCATTGACCGAGTACACCGTGCCGCCGCTGATGACGCCCGTTTCACTCTCAATGTCGCGTGGCTGCGGGTTCGTCTGCGCCTGCGCGTACTGCACGGAAATGAGGTCAACACGCGGGGTCGAACCCGTGTTAGGCGTCAGCGGGATGACCTGCGCGGGGCACGTGTCGATGACGCGCTGATTGAGGAACAACGTCTGGCCCTGCCCGCCGATGGTGATACCCAAGGCGTTAGAGGCCGGGACGATGGTCAGCGGGCCAGTGCCGTTCCCCGGCTGGGGCATAGCACTCGTCGCACCGAGCAGGACCGTGAGAGCAGCTGCAACCAGCTGACGGTTAGCGTCAATGTCTTGGTCCAGGTCTGAGCTGAGGACCAATTCACCGTCGCCATACGTGCGGAACATTACACTAGACACTGATTAGACTCCTTACGATACACGGTTGTCGGCATAGACAGGTTGAAATCCGGTTGCTTTGATGCTGTTCACCAGAGCGCCCACGCTGGGCGTCAGCGGGCCAGGCAGCACTCGAATGACGGGGTTAAGCAACATGGTGCCCCCGCCAGTTTCACGGCTAACATGCGACCGTCCCAGGAAGAAGCCTGACTGGGTCAAGCCGCCATAGCTGAAGAGGACGCAGAATTGGCCGCTAGTGAGACCCACCTTGGCCGCCATCTTAGGGTTGCTCTGAATGTCGAAGCACACCACGGTAGGCAGTTCAGGAACGTCCTGGGGCCGTCCGTCAAGGGCGCCATAGCTGTCGATGCCGCCTGCAGAGTCAGCGCCCAGCAACTGCGCGTTGAGCGCCTCAGACGCCTGGTAGAAGTCGTTGAGGTAGGACTGCACGCGGGTCTGGATAGCGTAGAGCGTATTCCGTCCGGCAATGACCGCCTGTTGAATGCGAAGCGCATAGCTGGCGTCCGTTTCAGCCTGAAAGTTGCCGTTGACTAACACCGTACCACGCGGGAACCCGCCTGGGCCGAAGAAGTCATTGGCGATGGCTTCTAGGTTTGTGTCGGTTGCAGTCAACAGCCGTTTTTGCAGACCAACATAGTCAATCTGCTCCTTCGAGGTCTGCAACGGCACCGCAAGGCTGTTCATCAGCGCGTAGGTATTGCCTCCCGGCTTCAGAGCACCGTCTGAGAACCACGATTGGGGCAACAGCTTCGTGATGCGACTGGTGAAGTCGGCAAGGTCATAGAAGGCCATTAGGAGAAGGTCACCGTTCCAACTTGGGCCAACTGCGTTTGCGTGATGGTTACATCAGCCGCCACGCCGTTCAGCGTCAAGCCTGAGTACGAGAACACGCCCGGGACATTCTGAATGACGTTGCCAATGTTGACGTAGTGGCAGGTGTTTCCAACACCGAGCGTGTTGATATACGTCTTCAATGCGGCCGCTACGGCAGCCTGCACCGCCGAGAGCGAACCTGTGGTTGACGTGGAAATGCTGACGGATACGTTCACCGCTACGTTGGTTGGCTTCTGTACTTCAAACTGAGCGCCTGCGGCACGGACCTTCTCAACCGCACTCTGGACAGCGCCCGTCACCGATGTGCTAGCGTTGCCCGTGCCGTCGTCCACGACAACGGTGAACCCGGAGGGGAAGGCCGTTCCGTCAAAGTGCTTGTACTCAATAATCTGATACGTCAGGTTCGGCTGCACGCCCGTGATGGCCGATGCGACAGCCGCCCAGTCAGCGGAGGCCAGTGACTGGATGTAGTCAATAAAGCGAATCTTGAGGGCCGCATCCGTTTCCTGGTCCTCGCCATTGACGAAGTTGGAGGCGTTCGTTACGGAGTTGACGCCTTGGAAACCGGACACGATTTGGGAAATGGTGCCTTGCGCCACTTTGCCCGATGCGCCCGTCAGAACCGCCTGGACACGAACCTGGATGGAATTCACGCCGGGAGGGAAGTAGTACACCTGCCGAACGGGGTCCCAGCTGTTGAGGCCCGTCGTATCCGCAATGAGCGTGAACTGAATTTGCGATACCGGGGTCTGCACGGTGCCGCCTAGATTGACCAGCAACTCGTTGGTCGTGATTTGACGCGTCAACGTCACCAGGCCGCTGGAGGAGACAGCCGGGAGGCGTTTCATACCCCAGTCCGCAACGTACGAGTCAACGTCAACGCCCTTGGAGCTGCCTAGACGGTTCGTGTTGTAAACGTGCGCAATCATCTGCTGCAGGATGAGCGTGTTGGCTGCAACCGCCTGGATGAAGGCAAGGGCTACAGAACCCGAACGGAGGTTGTTGACCTTCGCAGTACTGTTCGACAACTGCGTCGTCATAGCGTTGACGTACGTGTTGAAACTGTTTAGAGTAAGCGGCAATTAACTGACCTCAAGCTGCGGAATCAACACGACAGAGCCATCCGCCAACGGGATGGTTGCGTTGATTATGATGACGTTCTTGTTCTGCTCGACATCGATGGTTGGGACGTTTACCGCCGAGGGCGGCACTTCCTTAGCAACCTGGTCTGCAAGGCGTTTTTGAATGGCCTGCACGACTTCGCCATTGGCGAGGGTATCCACGTAACTGCGGACGTTCCCGCCGTAGGTGCGGTCAAAGATGTATTCAGCAGGCGTAGGCTTTACGGCGGAACCCGGGGCCACATAGGCGTTGGTGAGCATACGTCGAACAACGCGCTCAGATACCTCATCAGTCTTGTCAACTGTAAGGAAGTCGCCAGTCTCATCAAGGGAAATATCCCCTCCCCAAGGTAACGAGAGGTCCGCCATGGTTTCCCTTCTTCTTTCGATGGCGGAGGTTCAGTTACCTTGGTTACTTGATTTTTACTACAGATGAGCCTGACGGAATCGGGACATCAACGAGCGAAGCCAATTGGGCCAGAACTGCACCCGCGTTCGGTACACCCGCCGCCACCATAGCGGTCGCAAACTTCGTGAGGTCATCCAAGCGTTTGCTCTTCAGGTCATTCTCGAATTGCGTGAGGTGCGACTTGTTGAGTGCAGCGTGGGTGCTGTCGAGGTTCGCCACAATGTCGCCCAGACCCACATTCGGGGCAATATGGCTAATCTCACTCGTGGCGTCTGACGCCAGGGTCTTGAGGCCGCCAGCCGTTACATGGCTAATTGCGCGTCCCACGTCATCGTACAGAGTGTAGTGACCGCCAGCCGATAGATGCTTAAGGAGCTTGTTAGCATCATCCATAAGAATGACGTGACCGCCAGCCGAGAGGTGCTTGACGACCTTGTTGATGTCGTCTTGAATTATGTTATGGCCGCCAGAAGTGCCGTGGGTCGTGTAGGCTGCACCTTGTACGTGCGCCCCGCCCTTCCCGTCACCGGGAGTAGGGCCGTCATCAGTCGTGGTATGGCTTGAGCCGTTCTTATCCTTCCAGCCGTTCGTCTTGCCGTCCGTGAACGGTGGCGTCTCAACATCGTTGAATAGGAAGATGGCGCCCAGCGGCAGAATATTGTGCATGTCGATGAAGAACAGCACGGCCTGACCGTTCTGCGGTGGGACAAACTGGGCCCCGTAGCCTGGCCCGTTCTGCGGTGTGCCAATCTGCACCCACCCCGTTTCAATGGGGTTGCCGCCCTTATCGGGGAACAAGGGCAGTGTGAATTTGCCGAGGTGGCGCGTGGCGTCGTAGGCCGTCAACTCACCGACAGTGCAAGACAGCGTGCGAGGTGCAGCGTCTGCGTGTGCACGCATAGCTGCGAAGAAGTCCATGTAAGACATCAGTCGTTCGCCAACCCTCCGGTATTTTGCGGCAGCACGTGATTCACCGCCAGAATGTTAATTTTGAGACCACCCTCAACGCTCCAGTGCCAGGACACGCGCCGGGGATGATACGTCTGGTTATGGGAGCCTTGCGACGCACCCGTCAGCTTGAACAGAAACTCAGGACCGTTCTGGGCCAGGAACGCGACATCAGCCTGGGTGGGGCTGAACTCTACTTCCAGGATGAACTCGTGACGGCTCAACTCCTCTTGAATCTGCTGCGCCTTGAGTATGCAGGCATCCTTCGACAGTCCCGGCCAGCTGAACACGTACTCCTCCGTGTCCGTATCTGCAGGCTGGGCACCTGAGATTGACGCGCTCTGTTTTCCCGATGGCGTCTTGGCCTGCGAGGGCGATTGAGTAGTAGGTACATCCAGGGTCTGCCCGTTCAGCAGGTAGGCGTACTTCTGATTGAAGTCAGTGGTGTGCTTTGCCTTGTTGTGGAGAAGGTAAGACGTAACTTTAACGTGGATGTTATGGGCGTGCAGCGCGGAGTGCTTCACCTTACATTCCAACAGGTCGCCTTTGCCTTGGCTCTTCACCGTAGTAGGTAGATTGGCGCTGGTAGTGCCCGGAGGACCGACAATGACTGTCTGGCCCACAACTCTTGTCTTCCAACCCACGCCGTTTGCCAAGGCGTTGATGTAGTCCATGCGCTTCATCACTGTGGACATCGAAGCGTAGTCGTCAGCGAGAACCTTGCCCACGTCAACGCCTGCATGCCCGACTTGCGCTGTCAACCCGACATCCGTGATGACCTTCCTGATGACGTCGCCTACGTCCACGTTTTGGTCAGCCTTGATGGTCATCTTCTTGTCGATGAGCAGCGCAAGGATACCACGCGTGGTCATGTCGATGGTATCAGCCTTGTAGTCGGTGTTGATTTCATCCAGGTACGAATACAGCACCTGATTCGGCAGGAGCGTCTTGCCGACTTCGCCAGCCTTAATGATGACCGGGATATACTTGCCCTGCTGCGACATCGCACCGTAGTCTGGAGAGCCGTCGCAAGGGGTGATGAGGGTTGCAGTGTCCGCATTGCCGTAGGCCGTCTGCTCAACTGTGATTTCAGACGTAGGCACGAAGTTGCCGCCCAGGTACGCTGCAAGGCGTGGGAAGAAGGCACCCGACTTAGACATTAGCTGAATACCGGAGGAAGGTGGATATCCGTAGGCGTGTTGATGAAGAAGTCCTCCAGGTTATTGGCGGTCGCAATGGAAGGCGCAACGTCCGTTGGGTCTACCTCAGGGTAGTAGATTGAAGCCAAGTCGAACAGGTTGCCCATGTACTGCGGAATGGTGCGAACGTAGGGGCCTGCGCCCGCAAGCTGGGCCAGGTTCTGACGCATCAACCCGTAGTTGCCGAGGGCCTGGAGAGAGGCGTTCAACTTCGCCATATCTGCTTCCAGCACGGCAGTGCTCATCAGCGGATTGACGTAGGAATCCAGCTCAGAGAGGAGCGTGTCCAACGAACCCAGCACGGTCAAGAGGTTGACCAGGGGCTGCACGTTTAACGGAAAAAACTCAGACAGCAGGGTGTCCACCTGCGTTGCAGCGTCAATGCAGACCAGAGGAAACTCAGCATCAGCCGCCGCAGCCGCCTGGATAGCCGCTTGACCGTTTGAATAGAACTGCTGTACACCTACATCAAAGGGTACAATATAATCTTGAGCGTATACAGCGCCATTGCGGTTCTCCAGAACCACAAGCTCAATCTCGTACTGAAGCTCAAATTGTCCTCCTGCCGGGGTAGCCTTGAAGCGTTTGATGATGCAGTTGTACTGCAAGGGTCCGTAGACCCATAAAACTTCTTGCTGGGCCGTACAAAGGCGGTCAAGCTGTTCTGCACGGCTGAGGGCGTTCGCCCCAAACAACGTGGCGTTCCAGGTTGTAGGCAGCGGGAACGCGCCTTGGGTGTGGACCTTGACGACGGGGGCACCGCTCTCAGAAATGAGTTTGTGCTCGGCCATCATCAACTCGTGGCCAATATCAAACTTCTCCGGCACCTCAAACTTCGTGAGGACGATGTTGCCGAGGCTGAATGTTAGCCGTTGTGCCATTATTGGGCCCTCTTGAGCATAGCGTCAAACAACAGAGGTGAGGCCGTGTTGCCACCCATAGCGCGTGCTGCACTTCCTGCTCTGCTCGTCAGACCTTTGACGACATGCGTCTGCGTGTGCTTCGCAACGTCCTTGCCGTCAATCTGAACCGTGATATTGTTCTGCACCGGGACCTGGAGGCCGCCCAGCGGGTTGTTCTGCTCCATGACCGGACGAACCTGGGACGGGTACACGACGTTATAGCCGCCGTTGACCGTGCCCTGACGTACCATACCGTCATTGGCCTGGTTGAACGCCTGCCCGAAGTTTTGGAAGCCTGCGCCGACATCCTTGAACCACTGCATGATGCCGCCGCCAGCGTGGACCCAGTTAGACGGGTTCAGCATCCACTTGACCATGTTTAAAATCATCTGCCCGACAGCCTGCATACCTACCTGCACGCCGTGGACGATGCCCGGCCACAGCTGCGTTCGCATCCAGCGAACCAGTGTGCCGAGAACCCAGCCAATGTCCGTCGCATGCGCCTTGAACAAGTTCAACGCGTCAATGGCGAGCATGACCCAACCCACAAACGGAACAAACTTGGAGCCAACGCGCAGAACCAAGCCTATGATGTCCGCCAGCGCACCGCCTAGACCCGTCTTGAGGATGACCCGGAGTGCAGCCATAGGCGAACGAAACACGCCCTTGAAAAGGTCGCCCAACGCTTCGCTGAGAGGCTGGATGGCTTCACGAAGGAAGTTGCCGAGTTTGCCGCCATTGCCGAGGAGGCCGCGCTCATTCATAACGTAGCCACCACCCGGACGAGCGAACCCGGACCCGAACAGCCTGGTGGGGAGGCCCTTAAACATGGACCAGCCGCCCTTCAACAGGTCTAGACCCAGGACAGCACCGATAACACGCCCGATTACACCACCTTTGCCCCCGGCGACAGTGGCAATTGCGGCTGCATCTTCAGCTACGGCCGCACGACCCGCCGAACCCGCCAAGACGTTGATGGCTGCGTTGAGCGCCCAGATTTGACGACCTGCAATAACAGCTGCGCCGACGAACGCCGTCATGCCGCCTGCGACAAGGGCCAGCGTGCCTGCCAGCGCTGCTTGAGGGTGGTCGTTCATCCACATCGTCAGATGCGACAACGCGTCAGCGAAGCGCGCCAAGTACGGGGTTGCGACTTTGGCCAGCGGTAAGAACGTCGCCTCAATCAAGGAGTTGAAGTTAGTGCCGATGAGAGACACGATGCCAGCATAGTTGCCCTTTACAATCATGTCCTGAATCTTCTGGATGGTGGGAATCTGAGCCATATGGGCTTTGTTCCGCAACATCTGCTCCGCTGCAGCCTGGTTCGTGATAGCCGCCATGAACGTGCCGCCTGGTTTGCCGAACGCAGCAATCAGCATGTTCGTGTACTTGATGGGGTCCGTGTTGGCCGCAACCTTCTGCAGGTGCTTAATCATCGCATCCCACTGAAGTTTGTGGTCCTTCTGGTAAATCATGTGACCGTTACGGTCCACGATGCCGAGGCCCACGTCAGCCGCAAGCTGTTTGCCTTGACGCGAGTTAGTCATGGCTGCTGCGTTGATTGCTCCCAGCAAGTCATTCTGCATGCTGGAACCGCCACGGCCCGAGAGGAAGCCTGTCTGACCCATCGTGGCCAGCGCACCGCCAATTTGGTCGATGTTGAGGCCGAGAGTCGAGGCAAGAGGGCCGAAGTACTTCAGCTGGGTGACAACCTTGTTGAGGTCGCCGCCAGAGTAGCTAATCTTGTTGAACCACTCCAACATCTTGTCGGTGTCTTTGGTGCTGTACGCCTTCAGCAAGTGAGCCGCTTGGATAGCGAGGCCCACAGAATCGGTGGCGTCATGATGGAACGCATACTGCTGCACGTCAGCAAATGCGGCAAACTTCGGAAGCAGGGCCGCTACCTGGTCTTTGTTGAGACCCTTCTTAGCCATCATGGCCGCCTCACTCGCAATGGTGGAGGCCGATTGACCCGTATTCGCAGAAACCTGGAACACCTGGCGCTGGAAGGCCGCCATCTCATCTGCGTTCGCACCCGTCGCAATCTGGAGGTTGGTCAAAGCCTGTTGAAGCTGACCTGCACGCTCCAGTCCGTGGGCCACGAAGGCCGTGACTGCAACGCCTGCCCCGGCGAGGCCGACAGCCGCAGCGGTTCCAAGACCGGACATGATGTTTTTGAGACGCAATGAAGCAGACTCAGCCTGTTGGGCTGAGGCAACGAAAGAAGCGAACGCTGGGCCCGTCATGTTGCGGGCTGAAAGTAGGACCGCTACTTTCCAGGATGCGTAGATTAGACCACCGCCTCTCTAGTCACGAGCGCCGACTAACCAGGGATGAGTAAGCCTTGCTAACGCCCCGCCCGTAAATGAGGGCTGCTTCCAAGCTGATGCCGGTCAACTTGAACAACTTCTCCTCATTCTCTGCGAAAGCCAAGCCCACCGTAGGACGTGCAGGCACGTTCTTAGCGGGGTCGCCTACTTCCATACCGAGTGCCTTGTCGAGGTCCGACCCGACACCGCCTTCCAGACCTTCCACCTGTTTGTAGTACGAGTCACGCAACTCGCCCGTTCGCAACAGAGGTTCATCTGGGCTGAACCCGCGTGCTTCCCGGTCCGCAATGGTGGCCGAAGCAAGAGGGGGCCAAGGCTGAAACGGTCCAGCCCCGCCCTGATACTCGCCAAACTTTTCACGGGTGTCGTGCAGCAGCTTTGCAGTGATGGCTTCCATGCCTTCGTGCAGCACTTCTTCCATAACCTCTGCCAAGCCTACCGCATGTTCGATAAGCTCACCGAACCCGTGAAACTCCATCTCACTTCTTCTTTTCGACCATAGACTGCCAAACCCCTTGAATTTGTTGCCCGGTTTCGGGGTCTACCCATATCTTGTCCCACAGAAACTTGTCGCCATTCACTTCACCCTTGACGATGTTGATAGCATCAAGTTCAAGTGGGCTCATTGATTGGACCTCAGCCCACGTGGGACTGGCCACGGCAGCCATGGCTCTGAAGCTGGGGTCCGAGGTCAGTCCCGCAGTTTAGCGCGTTTTTCAGCCTCCAGCTTGAAGATACGTTCCGTGATACGGTCCTGAATCTCATCAGGGTTGAGGTTCTCAGCGGCTGCCTCTTTGAGCACTTCCTCAATAGCCGACATCATGCCGGGGTTCACCAGCTGCTGATACTCGTTCATGAACTCGTCCAGCAACTCGTCGCTGCCGAATCGGTCCATGAGGGCCGCAAACGTGTTGTAGCTGTGGAGGAGGACGGGCTGGCCGCCGACCGAGCGAATGCTGAGGAATGCAGTCGCAATGTTGACCAACTCTTGGTCTTTCAGTTGGTCTGAGGAGAGAATCTCACGAAGCCTGAGTTTCATGACGCCCTGCGGTTTGCCGCACACCACAACTGCACCGTCAGGGAGTTTGAGGCTGAACGTAGGTTCGTCAGTGGTGGTCTGCTCCACCTTCTTAGCCGCTACGACTTTGGCTTGAGCCATTTGTACCTTTCGATAGAAAAAATCAGAGGAGCATTTCTGCTCCTCCTAGTTTCGTGACTGCTGAGGGAAGGTCCTGTCTTAGACCAGACCTTGCCCGCCGAGGGTCAGTGTCGAACCGATGCCGACCGATTCACGCTCTGGGAAGAAGAACTTGAATGTCTGGTTGACTTCGTCCACACCCTTAAACGAACCGCCATCCGTAGGGATGATGGTGCCGTTGATGTAGTTGTACTGGTTGCGGCTGCCGTCCGAGTTGACGACCGTTTCCAGCATGCTGATATCCGGGTCTGCACCGCCTGCCTTGAAGTTGTCTTCCAACCACTGGGCAAGGTCGTCGCCCACGCCGTTGACGCGAGCAAACTGGAGCGTGACTTCGTAGCCGCCGAAGATGGCGCGTGCAACGAAGACACCGCCGTTGTTCGTGGGCCGCACCTTCGCCTCAGTCCATTGCGGCGTGAAGTGCGTGTCGATATGCAGTCCAAACTGCTGAATGACGTTACCGTTCACGCTGACGCTGATGGTAAGGTCCCGGCCAATGTTAAACTTTGCCACTTACTTGATGCTCCCCTTATGACCCAGCGGGTTTGGACGATTGGCTGATGATGCTGACCGTCTGTCCAGCCGTGACGTTGACGACCAGGCGGTTGACGACCGACATGAACTCTACGACGATGTCCACGCGGCAGATGCCCGCTTTAATGTTGGCCACAGGATTGTTCGACAGGTTGCACGTGACGTCGTAGTCGTCAATCTTGAATGCCTTCTTCTGCGGCCCGAAGTAGGCACGGAGTGCAGCCTCAACGCCGTTACGCAACGGGTCCGGGTCACGCGTGGTCTGCAGCCGATTGACGAACTGACCGAGCGTTGGGCCCGAGAGGTCGCGCAGGATGGAGTTGAGTTTGCGCGTGTACGCAATCTCACTCGTTGCCTGGTTAGACGAGGTGTTCTTGCCGTGACGCACACCGATAGCCTTAGCACCCGGAATCGGGTACGCAAGGAAGATGATGCCGTTGGCTTCGAGCATCGCCATGTCGCTGGCAGAGTACGGCTGCGGGTTCGCACCCATCGTGGTGTCCGTGCCCAGGATGCCGTACACCGGGTTATTGCCCGGGGATTGCTCTGGGTCAACCGACAGCGCCACACCCGCGATAACGCCCGTAGTTGGGAGCGTCACGTTGGTGTTGAGGTACGTGTCGAGGTACGTCACCGTGCCGAGGCAGAGAATCAGGTCAGGGTCCGAGACACCCGCCGTGTTCTTAGCTGCAACCGCTGCAGTAGGCGTCATGGCGCCCATGCCGGCGTACGCAGCCGCCGATTCACTCTTGGCGAACGCCAGAAGCGTGGACCAAGCCGTGGAATCCGTGCTACCCGCAAGCATAACGCCGTCGATGCCAGTGCCGCGAAGGGCATACATGCCTGTGCGCGCACCTGCACCGCCATCCGTGCCGAGCAGTTTGGCCGTGTTGAGAGTGGCCACGCCGTCCAGACCGCCCGTCAGTACGATGGTTTCACCCGTCGCTGGAGGGAGGACCGTGCTAGGCGTGCCCGGGAGTGCTAGCTTGACGAGTTGCGACGCAGCGTTGACTGCGTTCATGATGTTCGTCCAAACCGTGGCACCCGCGTTGCCGTCAATGCGGTCGAAAACTTCCGTCACCGAACCGAGGGTGACGAGCACCTTCCAGGTGAGGTTTCCGGTAACGCTGTTGCTGCCGGGCAAGAGGGACAGTTGAATCTTGTCGCCGTAGCTGCCCGTGTAGAAGGCCGTCGCCAACAGGCCCGGGGCTGGAGTGCCCGTTGAGTCGCTGAGCGTGCCCGTTGCGGCTGCATCCGTGCCGTCCGTATCACGGACTGCCGTCACGCCACCCTGGGGCTGCTGCGCGAGGAAAAGCGAACCTACCTGAACGATGTCGTGGCCCGAATTAATCGGAGGACCCCACGTGGTCAGAAGGTCTTGGGGCGTGTTCTTGGTGACCGGCACACCGACCGGACCCCACGACGCACCACCTGACAGGCCCAGGTTCATTAGGTCCTGTGCATTCGTAAGGATAGGCTGGGGCGGGTTTACTCCAAGGTAAACGTCGTCAACCCCGGTGCCGTTCGACAGTAACGCCATCTGTTTTGGTTACTCCTTCGGAGGTGTTTGACTAGGACCTTTTGGGCCTTTTGTATCAGCTATGTTCTTCGTCGCGCCATTATGGGGTCCCTTGTTTTCAATGGGAGCTGGTGCAAGCACCTTGACGCCGAAGTTGTGGTTGCGGAATTGCTCCTCCACATCGTCCCAGTCTAGCACATCCCCCGGCTTATGCGGGCCGAACGGGAAGCGCACCTGAAACTTGAACTTGGGAATCTTCAAAGCCATTAGTTACCGCCTTTGTTTACTAGGAGTAGGCCCAGAGGCTGGCTGTCGAGTGCAGCGTAGAGGTCAACCTCAGACACCGTGTAGGCGGCTGTGGCGTCACCTTGCGGCACTTGCGTGACCGTGAAATCAGCCATATAGCTCATCTGGGCAATGTAAATGGAATCTGTTTGCTCGTCGTCAAACTCCAGGATGTTTGAGAACGTGACGGCCGTAACCGTCGTGTCTGTCTCCGTCTGCCTGAAGAAGTCCGTCAGCCCTGCACGGATACGGTCTTGAATGGCGCGACGGGTCGCACGGTCGTAGGACCACGCCTCAACGATGACTTGCTTCTTGGACCGCCCCACTTCGTAGACTGCCTGGTTAGTCTGTCCTACGACCGGGATGCTGTCGTAGTTGTCGATGAAAGGCACCAGCTGCTCCACCTTGCCGGAGTAGACTGCAACCTGCGCCATGTGGTTCTCCAGCCGTTCCGTCACCTTGACCTGAATCGGGTGGCCGGGGGTCACGAGGGTAGCGGGAATCTGGCCAGCCGTCGTGGTGAGGTTGACGTAGTTTGGTGGTATGCTAGGCTGGAACGGTGCGAGGACGTTTGCGACCGTTGCTGCTAGGTTGTCGAGGACATCATCAATGAACGCCATGAGCACCTGCCAATGCCATCTCAACGAGCATCTTGGTGAGCGGTTTGATAGCGTGCGGACGGTCCTTCAGTGCAGCCTGCTGGCCCATCGAGGTCGTCAACACGACGTAGGTATTTAGGCCCGCAGCCTTAACGGCATCTGCAACCTCACCGCCCGTCATGTTCGGCATGATATAGTCGAGCATGGCCACATCCGGTTTGTGCTCCTGGATAGCCTTCCACGCTGCACTGCCATCGTTGCACTCAGCCACGACTTCGTAGCCCAACTTCAACATGATGCGTTTGCACACATCCAGCATCAGCGGGCTGTCGTCAGCGATAACTGCCTTCATACTCTTCTTCCAACTCCTCCATAAGAGTGATGTACTTCTGTTCGATGTCTCTGCACTCACTCTCCAGCATAGACCAGATGCGTGTCGAAGTCCAGTAGGGGAGGAACCCCAGCGAACCCGCAGACGTCAGACGTTTGGAGCAACGGGCCTCAGCCTCAATTATCTCCCGTGACTGCGCCTCTTGGAGCGCCACCGCCTTGGCGATGAACTCCTGTTCCTTAGATGAATACGCTTTCACAGATTGCCTGATAGCCTTGCAGACCTGACGTGAACGCCGACACCGTCTCAATCTTGAACCTGTTCCCGTTCTGGTCGCTAACCATGTCGCCAGGCATAATCTGCACGCCAGGCAGTAGCGGGATGTACGCGAAGTGCGTAGAGCGGTGGGTAGCGGTGGGGAACTTCAATTCTTGCGCTGGCCCGAGGCGGGAGTAGGGCTGCAATCCCATAGGGATAACGGCAGCGGTTCCCGTCCCCGCGACATCGTACATGCCGTTGTCGAGAACGTAGAGCCATTCGTCCTTCTTGGACTGGCCCTGGTATACGCCAAGACCCAGCACAGGGTCATCTGTCTGGGAGGGGCCGTTGGGGCGCGTGAGGCTCCCCATAATTTCGGTGCGAGCGAAGACAGCAGGCATGAGAGGCTGCACGTCAGAAAGGACGTACGCACGACCGTCCGGTGAACCCGCCAGTGTGGGACCCGTTTCAACCAGTACGTCGCCAATCTTGAGTGAACGAACGTCGCAGATGCCGCCGTACAGCATCTTGTAGATGGGCTCATTCTCCAGCGTGGACTTCGGGAGGCCCAGGGTGATACGCGCCGGGAATGACTCGTTGACGAGGTTCAGTGGGTCGATGATGCTGGTTGCTGCGTTTGCAGTACCGCTCAGGCCGCCCAGACGATAGACCTTGTAGGTGGAGGCGATAGGCTTGATGCGACCCAGACCACGACGAAGGGCGCTATCAACTTGAGACAGACCCATGGCTTACACCGAGTATTGGGTAGTTTTGATACCCGACTGCGCGTTGGGCGGGTAGAACGCCAGCATGACGCCCATCTCATAGCGATAGCGCGCAAGAAGGTTGTTGCGAACCTTCAACTCATCAGGACGGAACACCGCCTGACCGAGGCTTTCAGAACCTACCTGACTGAATCCGAGGTTCTGGCTTGCGGACAGTAGCTGGGCTTCCAGCGCATCGCAAACCGGGAGGAGGCCGTAGGCCACCTGCGCGGCTGCAGCGTTGCCGTTGCCGTCGTCAACCACGTACATGGGCGACGGAAGTGAGGTGCCGTTAGCTACTACCACAACATTGCTCACCGGAGTGATGCTGAACGTCGTGGAGCCGTTGGCCGGCAAAAGTGAGAACTGAATGGCGGTGGACGTCACCAGTCCCAGCCCATTGTTGAGGGCTGAGATAGTCGCACTCTGGGCCAAATAGCCGTTCAGGTTCTGACGAATCTGAGTCAAGAGGCCGTTGGCGACCGACATCAAAGGGTCAACTGCAACGGTGTCGCTGGCCTGGACCGTGTACGATACCGTGGTTGAGCCGATGGTGAACGAATAGACTGCACCGACATTCGCCGGGGAGTAGATGATGAACGCCCCGTAAGGCTTGCCGAGCAGCAGGGACTCCTCCTCAGGCTGAAGCACGTTCATGTAAAACTCCAACTCACCAGCGCGGGTGACTGCACGCAGACCCATCGTGGTGTTAGAATCAATACGACCCGCCGCAGGGATACCCAGGTGGCGACGGATAGACGCCTTCTGCTGAAGAGTTAGAGCCAAATTATCTTACAGGGACGAGGTGCGCCCCTGCCTCACGGAGTGCGTTGAGCAGGATGGGGCTGGCGACTTCTTGGCCGCTACGAATCAGAATAGGGCCGCTGGCGTGCGTCGCAATGGAGGTGTCCTTGAGAGGCGTCCATACGGTGGCCTTCTCTGGGTCCACGCCAATTGCAGCTGCGCGTGCCGCTCCTGCACCGTAGGTGTCCTGGAGCAACTTCTGGGCCGCCATCTGACCGACAACGTCTGTTGCCGGGGCCTTGGGCTTGTTAGGAACGCCTCTAGGCATTAGCTAACCAACCCTGCTGCCGTTAGTGCAGCCTTGACCCCCGGCGAAACCACTACGGGCATGCCCTTGTAGAAGGTCTTGCTGGAGCCGTCCGGCATGACGTACGGGAACGTGCTGTTTGGCGTCACGAGGTTCGGGTCACTATAACCCTTCTCGTCAAACGCGCCCGAAGTCGTGGCCACTGCAGTGGTTTGCGGGTTCGTTGCCGGGAACCCGGGCGATACGTCTTTAGGTAAACTCATGGTCCTTTTCCTTTCGCTGCGAAGGCTTGGTTGCCCTCTTAGAAAACAGAAGAGGCCAGGGCGTTAGCCCCAGCCCCTCTTACCTGGTTCTGGTTGCGATTATCGCGCCGAGGCGACTTGGAGAGCAACTGCACGCTTGTAACGTGCCGCGCTGGCCGAAGGAACCACGATGTTGTTGATAGTCGCATCCGTAGGACACGCGTACCCGCCGATGTAGTACCAGCCCATGCTCAGGATTTGGCCTGCGCGGTCGAGCGGCATACGGTTGACGAACACGATGTCGTCCACGATGTCGAACTTCTGGATACCCATGTCCGGCATCGAGCGGATGGCTTCAGCCGTACCCGCGAACGGGGACTGCTGCACGTACTTCTCGCCCGTGATGATTGCATGGCGAACCGTCAGCTGTTTGCCGGCGTGGTTCGTGATGCTGAACGACGGGCTGTTGGTGGTCGGTACGAACGTCACACCGAAGTTGCGGTTGATGCGCGCCCCCTTGAACTCGGCAGAATCAACCGTGCCTTGCGACATGATTTGGTACTGCGGGTCCGTGAAGAACTGAGCGTCAACAATCGGGTCGATGTAGCACGGATAGGTGCCATCGGCCAGAGGCGACTTCACGCCGTTCGCACGCAGCTCAGACACCGCGTTGATGACGAGTTGGGCACCGATGGTGTCCGTCGCATCAAGCGCCAGTGCGCTGGCTTTGCCGTTCGGACGATAGACCTTCGCACCGTCGAACGCCGTGATGACGTCGCCAACTGCAAGGGTTTCGTTCGCAGCGAACGTGACCGTGCCGCTGACGCCGAGGCTGCCCATGCTGGAGGTGCTAGGCGTATCCGGGGTCCATCCGACGATGGTGGCCGCCGAAGTGCTGCCGTCCGCAGCCTTGATGATGGTGACGTTGAGCGGGTTCGATGGGCTCACCGCCTGCGGCGCACCCGTTGGGAACGTGTTGCCGTTGATGGTGATGGTAGCGAACGCCGTGTTCAGACCGAGGACGTTGTCCACATGCGCCGTGGTCTGGGCCGTGGTGGCCGCCGTGGCGAAGCTGGAGCCAGCGAGGTACGCCTGGAACGCCGTCTGCATGACGCGAAGGTCAAGCGACAGTGCCGCGTTCTCACCGATGTTGTCCACGTTCTGCTTGAACAGGTCCGCAATGACTTCCTTCTCTTGAACGAGGTTCAGGTCAAGGAAGTAAGGCGACATGCCGATGCCGACCGACCACTGTTCGAACGGATAGGTGGGGTTACCCGCACCGACACCGCCGATGCCCGTCACGCCGTTGTCGAGGCCCGTGTTGGCCGAAGGCGCCAGGTCAGAGAGAACAGGGCTGATGCGGCCCGCACGCGAATACGTGATGCTTTCGCCCGAGCGAACCGGGACCGGGAGGCGGAACGCCGTCTTGCGGTAGGCGTTCTTCGCGCCCAACTGCATCTCATAACGACGAGCCAGCATGTTCTGCTGGAAAATGCCTTGGAGCGCGGTTGGAAAGTTTTCAAATGCCATGTTGGCGATGACTCCTTAGTCGTGAGTGTCTTTTCGAGGCTAACAGCGTCAACGGCTCAACCGTGGTTTTCGCCACTACCCCCAAACTCACAGAGTCATCTGACTATCGCTATGGGGTGGTCCGCTGCCTCAGCATACAGACCATTCCCCATAGCTTCGTTTTTCTATGGTGGACTCCCTTTTATTTAACTGTAGGGACTTTTGACGACCTCATCCACCAGGTTCTCATCAAACGCTTCCTGGGCCGTAAGGTACACCTCACGCCGTTTGTAGCGGTCTGCCCAGTACTCAGCAGGCTTGCCGGTACGCTCTGCATAGATGTTGTTGATGACGGCCATCATCTTGTCGCCACCCTCCATGTAATCCTTGAACTCCCGGTACTTGCCGTAAAACTCGTCACGGTACTCATGAATCATGAATATGGCTGTGGAGTCAATGAGGCGACGGGTTGCAGCCTGGGTGATGATGGTTCCCATGCTTGACGCCTCACCCATGATGTGGACGTTGACTGGCCGACCTTCGCGCTGAATCTTGTTCATGATACCCATGACGCCGAGGCCTGAGGATAGGCTGCCCCCGGGTGACGTCAGGAACATCGTGATGGGATGGCCCTTCTTCAGGGTTAGGTGCGCGCTCAGCAACTCGTGCTGCATCTCAGTGCAGCTGTTCTCCTCAACCTCACCGTGGAAGAACAGAAACCCCTCTTGGTGCGCCAGGTTCTCTTCAAAAGCACCGTCTGGGATAGCCTTCTCCATGATGGTCCACACTATCTCATCGATAAGCGTGCCCACGTTCTTGAGGCGACGAGGCCGCAGGTGCTCCGTCACTGCGACCCGTATCTTGTAGTCTAGGGCTTCGTGGGTGAGTTTGCCTGTATCAGACACTCAACATTCTCCGCAATTTAAGGGGTGTTAGGGTGGGGACGTTTAGATGCCAGGGGAGCAGTTTCCGGTAGACTTTCTCAAGCAGGACAACGTCCTGGGCGTTGTACTTCCGCATGAGGGACCACGCAGCAGGGTCGCCTGAGATACACTTGCTCCACAACTCCCATCCCGTATGCTGCACCTTGGAGCCAAGGCCCAGGAATTTGGCGATGTAGCTGAGTTTGTTCGAGTTGAACTTGAAGTGTCTGCGAGCAATCTTGAGCGTGTCGATGGTTCGGAAAGGCGACGTTGGGCCGAAGCCATGAGCGATGAATCGCGCATGAGCCTTGCGTATATCGTGACGGTCACCATTGTGCGCGATGATGACGTCAGCTTCGTCAAAGACCTTCCACAACTCCCAAGCCAATGCCCGGTCGTTCATTTTGTCTTTGGCGTAGCCCTTGAAGTCTGGGAGGGCGTAGGTGTGAACCTTTGATTCACCCTCCCAGCGCACGGAGAAGCTGAGCAGCTGCCATTCCGTGTTAACGTCAATGACGTTCTGCTCGTAATAGTCCCAAACCCACGCTAGGTTCGGGGCGTTCTCAATGTCGAGGAACGCTATGCGGAGGTTATGCTTTTGACCAGGCGTCTTCAAACGCTTCGTCTGTGACCGTCTTGTCCGAGAAGTCGGTGGGCTTGCCTTGTGCGCGGTTGTTCGTGCCCGGGGTGATTTTTGCGCCTTCGGTCTTGCCACCTTTATCTCCCTTGTCGCCCTCGTTGGCGCTGGTGTCGGCTGCAGTCTTGAATTTGTGCGGTTTTGCAGCCTTGAATGCGTCAATAGCGGCTTTGGCGCCGATGACTTCACCGTCGTCATCAACCGTGACGTCTTTCACGTCAAGCAGCTTGATGTCATCGATGTCGAGGATACCCGCTTCACGGGCCAGCGACCGGAGTTCAGCGCGGATGAGGCGCTGGTTAGTGTTGGCCGTAGCGTCCGCCAGCTTCTTCTCAGCTTCCTTCGCACGCTTCTCGGCCAGTTCAGCGACCTTTTTCTGGTCGTCTTTGGCTTTGGCCTCGTCAGCTTCGCGCTGGGCGGCTGCGTCCTCTAGCGCCTTGGCGCGGTCCTTTGCAGCCTTGGCTTCGTTGCGGAGGCGCTCAACGTACTCCCGGCTGAACTTCTCGTCATCCGGTTTGTTCTTGTTTGCGGCCTCAGCTGCTGCTGCATCCGCTGCGGCTTTGTCGGCAGACGCTTTGGCGTCAGCTGCTGCTTGCTCTTCAGGGGTCATTTAGTACCCAATTCTCCTTAGGGAAGTTATGAAGTAGTTTTCGCTGTTGCGTGCGCTTTCGCCTTCGCCGCAGCTACCGTTGAGTTGTCTTTAACCTTGCCGGCAGTGATAGTTTTCTGGTTCTCAATGTCGGCAGAAGTCTTTTGCTTGTCTAACTCGTGTTTGTGCTTCATTTCCTGCTCCTTCTGCTTCTGGTCTGCTTCGTGAGCTTCACGTGCAGTCAGGGGCGGGTTCTCCTTGTGCTCAGAGGCCAGTTCAGCCGCAATGCGGTTCTGGTCGCTGATGCCGACAACGCTTGCCGCCTTCTGGGCGATAACGCTGATTGGGAGAATCGGAACAGGGAATTGCGGGGTGCTTCCAGCCGCCGTCGCCAACGCTTGCAGCTCAGAGAGCATGTCTGCGCCAGACGGAGTGCTCCACTGCGGCCAAACAAGACGCAGCGGTGTGTCCGCATCCAACAAGGAGGCGTCCACGTTAGGAATCTGAATGGAGCCGTCCGACAGTCCACGGAGGACCATGCGAAGCAACTCAAGGTAGCCGCGCACGCCGTAGGATGTGCGGAACCGTTCGACAAGCCACACCAGCGCCTGATGCAGCATATGAAGTGCAGTGCCCGATTGCGGTCCACGGCTATTCTCGCTATCAGCTTTCATGCCGCTGAGAATCTCCATGGCGTACTCGCGCAGTTGCTTGACATGCTCGCCTGCACCGCGCAGACCCTCACCGCTGATTTCAAGCACGGACATATCGCCGTCCACCTTCATCATGCGGGCTGGGCTCTTGACGACCTTGGTCTCATTTGCAGGGTCCGAACCCATGATAGGGATAGTCGTACTGAGCGGGCTATTCTTCTCCACCATGAGCGGGTCAGCCGTGTAACGGTAGCCGCGCCCAATCTGGGACATCAGGTATGAAATCTCAATGACCATATCGGACACGGCCTCAAAGGTACACTCACCGTCCAGGCTGTTGCGGTTCGGCAGATTCTTCAGCCAAACCACGTTGATGAAGCCTAGCGGGTTGGTGTAGCTGCGCTCCTCGTCCTTCTCCCAGCGCACGACTTCTTCACGGCCCGTTTCCTCGTTGACGACCTTCTCGCCCAGCCTGAGGTACTTGTCCTCACGCAATGGGAGCGAAGCCAACACACGTTCCTTAGTGTACGTGACCTTGAGGTAGTACAGCTTGGTGTCGTCGTACTTGCCTTCGTACCCTGCAAGTCGCAAGTCCTCAGCCGTGACCGAGTAAACTTGGTCCATCTGGACCAGCTTGCGCGGGTCGCGTGGGTCAAACTTCGGGGTGCAGTATTTGCCCTCGACAATGTCTATCCACGGCATCTTGTCTGGGAGGACACGCAGGATGCAGGCCACCGAGCCAACGGCACCCTTCTGCATGGCTTCCAGCATGATGGCGTCCAGTTCCAGCGCCTCAACGATACGCTCAAACTGCTCGTGCTTGTCGGCCAACTCCTCCGGGTCAGTATCCTCAGCCTGCTCGCTGATGCGAACGGCAGGAGAATGCGCCTCACCGAACGTGAGCGCAGAGGTGTGGTCAACGATAATCTTCGGCAGCTGATACTTGACGCTTGGGCGACGTTCCGTCAGCTCAATGTAATTGCCCGGCCCGTTCTCCTCTTTGTCGAACGGGTACGGCAGTACGTCGTAGATAGTGCCGTCTAACAGACGCTCAAGGGCGTTTAGCCGCTTGAACCGTTCGGTCGTACCCTTCGGGTAATCAATCCGGTTTGCGAGGTCTTGAAAACTCACTTCTACTCCAATGAACGCCTGAACTCAACGGGCTGACGCTTGGACAAGGTGCGCTCCACCCAAATCAAATAACCCAATGCGTCAGACAAGTGGGTCATCTTATCATCTTCTTTGTCGATGTCGTTCGTGCCTTCTTTCCATCGCACTGCTTCCAGGTCCGTTACCAAATACGGTGCCTGTTTAGCGTCGATGAAGAGGCCCTTGCCGTCCTTCGTGAAAATCTGCGCCTTGACTTCGTTCACGCGGTCCATGACCGATGGGTTCTGGGTCTGGACGCGAAACTCTACCCGGATGCCTTCACGCTGCAACGCCTGGACGATGATAGCCCAGTTGGAGCGTGCAGCGGAGGTTGACGACATAGACTGCGAACGAGCGCCACCGGAGGCGTCACCATAGAGGATGACTCCTGTGCGCTTGGCGAGTGCGCCAAACTCCTTGATGAATGCGTCCGCAACGTCAGGAGCACCTGCGTTTGCTAGGCGAAACTCCTTCAGGATATAGAGAAGTGCGTGCTGGTAGTCCGGGGCCAGCAGCGTAGTTGAATCTTGCAGGTGGTGGACTTTCGACATGCCCGGCAGCTGTTGAAGATGCGGGGCGTAGTTGGCCCCCGCCTTCACGATGCGCTGCTGTTGATGCATCTGGCCCACGACCGAACACATCAGACCTACGTTGAAGTCCAACGACCATAGCAACGGTTTGTTGGGGTCGATGGCTAACGGCGGCAGAGGTGCAGGAGGCTCAACGCAACAGATGTTTCGGCTGAAACCCTTATACACGGTTCCGACCGTCGTGCTTCCCCAGTTACCGTCGATGAGATAGGGCCACAAGTCGGGGGACATCGAACGCTCCTGGCGGTCGATGTAGTTTTCCAGCTCAGGCATGAGGTAGTTTTCACGCAGGGACACGTTCCAGCACTTGCAATAACCGCGCTCCACGATGAGTTCATAAAGCCACGACCCAATGGCGGAGGGGTTCGTGGTGATGCGGAGTTGCGGCTTCATCCCATACTTGGCGTACTGTTTCCCGTTCGGGCTGTAACGCAGACGAGGCGCTAGATAGCGCGTGAAAGCAATGTCTGCGCTAGGTCCCCAGTCTGCAATTTCATCGCACCAGATGGTATCAGCTTCAAGTGCGCGGAAGCCTAGGTAGTTTTGCGCGGACAGAATCTTGATGCGGCAGCCGTTGGATAGCGTAATTTCACCAGTGGATTGGTTATAGGAATATTCCACATTCCTTTGGTCTAAGACACCTTTGAGGGTAGCGATTGGACCCCGCTTTGCCTGAGGTAGGTCCTTAGCCGCAATACAGTGGGTTCCCTCCGGGTACATGAGACAACGGTCTGCGAACCAGTTGGCTGCAATGAACGACTTGCCGCATGCGAAACCGCCGACAACGCAAGCAATGTCGTCATCGCACTCCAGAAACTCATACTGCCAGGGTAGGATTTCAGTGTCTAGGACTGCCATGGGTTAGCCGAGGGCCTGCTTTACCGCCCTCTCACGACGTACAATATACCTTATGCCCACTTCTTCGCCTGCATCGGGCTGGGCCGATGGCGCGGTGGACTTGATGCCGTGAACCTTGCGTGCGATATCAATGGCGATATCTTGCATCTCAGCGACCATCTTGAGCGTCTCAACACGGTCCTTGATTTCAGCGCGTTCGCCCCTGGACAGGGTCTTGTCTTCCAGCTGTACGACCATTTCATCAATCATAAGCTGAAGTTTGCGCGCCTTCTCACTGTGCTGTGCCAGCACGTCATTAGCGTCTACTGTCTTCTTGCGCGCTAAAAACTGTTGACGCTGGGAGGCCCAATCGTCTTTCGTGCAGTGCGCTTGTAGAACAAAAATGGCGGCGTCCAACGAGACAGCAATGTCGGGGATTGCCCGCCCTTGCTCTACGTATAGACGCCGCGCCAGTTCTACCTTATCGTCCGAGGCCATTTACAGCCCCATTCGATGCGTATGGCTGTTTAGCCTCTTTCTAAGGTCTCAACCAACAGCCTACTAGCCTCACCGAAGGTGCAATCCAGCACTCTGTAGCCGCCGTCCAGGTAGCGTTCCCGGCAACGCCGCAGCATCTGCACCTTCTTGTCGAACAAGTCCTCTTTGAAGGGGCCGCGCACGACCTTCGATGACTTGCGACGTTCAGCTATGTTGGCGAAGGACTGCTCACGTGAGGTGGAGAGGAAGGCGAACACCATGTTCTCTTTGCCGACATAGTCGGCCATGTCTGCCCAGCGCTGGAACGTGATGGAGGCTAGGATGCCCTCGAACAACACGTGGTAGCCGGCATCGTGATACCGCTGAACCCGTTGAGTGATGTAGTCCTGCGTCTTGACTGCATCGCAACCGCCTGTGGGACGGTCGTAGGTGCCCACGATGTAGATAGGCTTGCCTTGCGCGGTTGCAGCGCACTCAATGCCGATGACCTCTTTGGGGCCAGTCGCCATGATGGGGTCGCCCGTCGTTAGACGACGCAGCTCACCGCCGAAGTGGCTCATCACACCACGGATTGCAGTTGACTTGCCGGAACCGTGGTTGCCTCTAACCTGTATAATCATCAAACTCTCCTGCTTTGAACATTGCGCGGGCTATTCTGGAATCCCGTCCGTGGTTACGGAGGTCGTGGAACGCTTCCACCTTGTCGTCGCCTACCTTGTACGTGCCGCGTGCCCACTTTTTGTAGCGGCAGAACAATGTCTCTATTTCCTGCATCTCAAGGTTGCGACCGTACACCTTGACGTGCTTTAGCTCCTCCAGGAGCCGTCGCGTTGTTGCTAGGATATCTTCGCCGGGTAGTGCGAGAATCCTGGCTCCAGCCTGCGGTGACTCGTAGAGTTCAATTTCAGTTGTGGGTATGAATGCGAGGTTCAGATGCTCCAGACCGTTCTGGGCCATATCGTAGATTAGGAACCGGATGTAGGGGCCCATCATCTTTACGTCCTGCACGGTCGAACAGAACGAGTCCCAGTCACCGCCCGCAAACCAACTCCTGAGCCCTTTCCCGGGTGATTCTGGATGCTTCTCCCGGTGGTCCAGGATTGCGAGGCGACCCTTATCGCCACGGAAGTGACGCCGTTCAAACGCTCTATGGAAGGCGGGGTACTCGGCAAGCACTGCGTCGTACTGCTGCGACGGTGGGAGTGACGCTATGTAGGCTGCAACCCCCGCCGACATGAACCAGGAGTACACGGCCAAGAATGACTCACGCTCCTCCGGGGTGATGTCTGCGTCGCGCATCAGCTTGATGACATAATCGTGGTCACTCGCCGGGAACATTGTCTCTGCGAGTTCACGAGCGGATTGTTGGTGGTCGTAGATTATCGGTGCGCTCTTGCGGGCCTTTGCGACTGGCGGGAGGGCACCCATAGGGAGGGGGAGGGCTAGGGCCAACTATTTCTCACTTTCCACGAAGTAGAGTTCAGACTTGGGGCGGGTGAGGGCCACGTACTTGAGGTTCATTTCCTGCTGAAACTCCCAATCGCGCTGGCCCTTCCACGTGAGCGGCAGCTTCTCCGGCACGATGATGAACACGCGATTCTCTTCCAGACCTTTGGCGCGGTGGATGGTGGAGAGCATCACGCTGGCGCGGCCATCCGAGAACAGCCCTTCAATCTCTTCGCAGAGGTCGTTGACCGAGAGGCAGCCGAAGGTCTCATAGCAGACCTGGATACCCTGGATGCGGTCGTTGTGGGCTTCCAGTGCAGCCTCGTGGTGCTTGGCGCGCTGAATCTTCTCTTGCTCTTTACCGCTCCACACCGTGAGGAGGTCCAGGTTGAATTCGCCACGGTTGGCCTTGGCCACCTTGCGGATGATGCTCGTGAGGCTCTTGGCGATGTCGCGGCCACGCACGCGGGCAGGCTTGCGGTGGCGAATCATCTTGATGCACTCTTTGATGAGCGGTGCAGTCAGGCGGCAGAGAACCAGGTCACCCTCGTTGGCCTTCTCCGCCAGGTCCTCAGACTTGATGTACTCCACGACACCTTCCGGTGCGTCCGGTCGTGCTTCGATGTGGGGGACGATTTGGCGGGCCAGGTCCAGGGCCTTGGTGTGGCAACGGTAGTTGATGCTGAGCGGTAGTTCCAGGGCGTTGAGGCGTTCTTTGATGTTGTAGAACGAGTTGCAGTCAGCGCCTGCGAACCCGTAGATGCTCTGGAACGGGTCGCCTACGAACAGCATACGTCCACCCTTGGAGCGTGCCTTGAGGACCAGTTCCAGCTGAGCCGGGGAGAGGTCCTGCGCCTCGTCCACGAGCACGAAGTCAAACTTGCGCGGCTGCAGACCCATCGAAGTGGGGAGCCAAATCATGTCGGTGAAGTCGATGACGCCTACGCGGCCCATCGCCACGCCCGTCGCCAGCGCCTGCGGGAGGGCTGCTACCATTTCAGCGGTGATGTCTTCGATGTTGTGGTGAGCGATGAGGTCCCACACTGCTTCGTTGTCGGTGGGGCTGGTAAGGCTCACGCGCACTTTGTCGAGGAGGTCAGCGAAACGGTTAGCCTCATTGCGGTCCTGGAACATCGTCTGCGCGATGTCCTTGTATTTGTACTCCTGCACGTTCACACGCTTGCCCTTCGGCAGGCTGAACGCAATCGCACCGTAGCCGAGGCTGTGGATGGTCTTGACTTCCACGTGCGTAAGGCCCATCGCCGCAATCTTGCCTTGAATCTCTTTGGCGATGTGGGCGTTGAAGGCCAGGAGAATCACTTGACCGTGAATGTAGCGGAGTGATTCGAGCAGGGTGGTGGTTTTGCCGCTACCCGCGACAGCGTTGATGACCGCGTCACCCGAGCCAGTGCGGACCCAGTTGAACACGCCTTCTTGATACACCGAGGGTTTGAACGTCGTCGTAGCCATTTCTGATTTCAACCTTTCACTGAGTAGCGATTACACCCTAATCATAGCGCCATTGCGCGCTCAGTTCAATAGGTTCGGCAAATAATTTTTGAGACCTGCCGCCTGCGCTTTGAGGTCTTACGTTTCCACATGCGTCGTGGACCTGGAACGTGTACGCCCCACTCCTTGTTGAGTTTCTGGTTCTCTGCGTTGCCGAGTTGCGCCATCAGGGCAACTGCTGCAGGAGCCAGAGGCCGATGTTTTTGAGGTTTGCGGGGGTCAGCGCGTCCCGGTTGTCGAGGTCCAGGTAGAAGGACTTGCTTACGCCGTTCTGGAGGTTGCGGGCGAACACCAGGTAGTAGCGGGGCGTGGCTTGTGATACGTTTATGCCCAGCTTGGTGCCGGTTGTGGTGATGATGTTGTCCGCAACCTCAGAACACGTCATGGAGTTAGAGCGCCAGCGCCTCTGCCTGGAGTTTGGCTGCGACCGTTTGCAGTGCAGTCACGACTGTCGGCACGAGTTGGGCACTGCCCTGCGCGAGCAACGCCGTCAACTCTTGGTTGATGAGCGGTGCGTACGAGTTGAGCGTGCCGTTGATGAACGCCGACTCTGCCGGGCCCATCGAGGCATCAGCCTTCTCAATCGCTGCGATGAGGGTTGCGACCGTTTTAGGCGCAGCCGCATCGACAGCCGCTTCCAGCGCCGGGGCGTTGCTGTTAAGCGAATTGGCCGCCATGTTGGCGAACGCCGCTTCAGCAAACTTGACCTCACGGGCCAAGAACGTGGTGAAAGTGGACATTGACTTCCTTTCGGTAGGAGTTACAGTTACTAGTTTCGTGTTAGCCGCCAGCGACTCCTGCGTAGTCGTCGTCAACGGTGTCGTTGAGTGTGGCGATAACCGCCTCAACATTGAGATAATCGGTGTCAGCAGGCGCAATTGCAAGAGCGTCCCCTTCCGGTGCGCCGACTTCGATGGACCATCCACCGTTATCGTACACAACCAGTTCAGCGCCTTCTGGAAGGTGGACGAGGAACGGGTATGCAGCCTGGGCTGCCGATTCGATGAGAATTTGTCGGTGCCGAATGTCGTGCGCGCACGGTTGGCAACCTTCGTACTTCGTATGGCTGCACTGCGCGAGGACTGCGGCTGCTTCTTCTTTAGCCGACAACTCCTGAAGTTTGAACGTGGGGGTCATGGACGGTCCTATGCCGCCGTATGCAGTTGTTATTTCGCACCTCCAAATATCTGATTGTACATTTGAATCCAGTTGGTTGAGATGCCCTTCTGGGCGTCTTGCAGCGTGATTTGCCCGGCGCAGACCATCTTGTGGAGGCGGTTCTCCAGCTTGTCCTTGATATGCGCATTGTAGGGCGTGGACACGTAGGACTGGGGCCAAAGGTTCTTGATGTCGTTTGTCCCACCCAGCTCAAGGCTGATGAGGTGGTCCACTTCGTACTTGCTCGTGTTGCGACCGTTCACCACGACCGTTTGCGGCGTGAGGCCGTACTCCTTGTACACGGCCCGCTTCTCTGACTCCGGCACGTTACGAACCGTGGTCGTATGGAAGTGAGGGTCGCACAGCTGCGCGCTGGTGCGGTCGCTGACTGCACCGGGGGTGAGCGTAGCATTTGGAATCTGTGGGTCTGTGGGCCCCGCGAGGGCCGCTGTCGCGGAAAGGAGGAAACACGACAGCAGCCCTATGATGACGTTGCGCATTAGTGAAACTCCGTCTGGTCTTTGAGCAGATACTCGTCGCTGATGAGTTTGAGGACCTTGCGACCGAGCATCGGGTGAGTTGTTTCTTTGACAGGTTTGACGACCACGCCCTCACGCACCTTCGTGCTGGGGTCTAGGTTTGACGGCCCTGTCGCCATCGACTTCACGTAGGAGGTGTCGTACACACCCGCGTGCAGGATGGGGACTGCCGGCAGGCCCATGATGTCGCAGCGGTCAAATAACGCATCCGGGTCCTCGTAGCGCCCGTCAATCATGATGTCGAACAGCGCCAGTTTGTGCTCGCCTTCGGCGCATCCGTAGGCGTAGTTCTTCTGAATCTTGTCGCCGTAGATTTCACCGTAGACGACAAGTGACTTCAGACCAAACCGTTCCATGTGCTCTTTGAGCTTGTCTTTGAGGCTGTACTTGCGTACAATCTCAGCGTAGACGTTGGAATCATAGAACGTCTTGGGGTTGATGCGGTCCTGCAACTGCACCTGGCTGCTGCCGTACACAAACTCCACGGCTGGAAGCAACCGGAGGAGCCGTTTGATGCGCTTCCACAGCGTGTTGCAGTTGGTCGGCACGAAGCCTGCGCGGAAGTTGGTGCCGTGAATCTTCTCGGTGACGAAGACAGGCTCACCATCCACGAACACGCCGGGATAGTTCTTGGCGTTCTCCAGGTCCGTGTACTTGAAGAAGTGCGGGTTGGTCTCCTTCACCGTCGCCTTGCGACCGTTGAGCGCAGACGGCACATGGGCCGCAGGCGGTTCGTACTTCTTGACGCCTAAACGCTCAGTCAGGTCGTAACCCTCAAAGAGGTCAAACCCGAACCCGAGGGTGCGAGGCTCCACCACGAGGCCCTGACTGATGGCGCCGCGCAGTTTGATAGTCTTGATGCGGTGATTCGTCAGCTTGACCTTCGCATCAGGCCCAAAGATGAGGTCCTCCACGCTCTGCGGAAGGATGCTGTCGATGGGGAAGTAGACGCATAGGTCACCTTCCTTGAATGCGCCCTTCTGGGCGACGCACCGCCAGTCTAAAACTTGAACGAGGTCCAGGCGGTCTGCGTTGGGATGCGGCTCAACAGAGCGAATGCGCTCCACTTTGACGGCTAATGTACTCAGATTTGCTCCTTTGAATTTGGCAAGGGAGGTGGGGATTGAACCCACCAAGTCCGGTTTTGGAGACCAGACCGCGCACCAGCGCCTCCGATTATTGAAGGATTCGCCTAAACCGGGGTTTGTCCTTCCCGGTACGGTGCAGTTGCGGGCTGCGGGTCCGAGGCCACGCCTTGCAGGGCGGTTGAGAGGGCCGCTGCGTTAGCGTAGGAGTTGCCGCTGGGTAGCTGGGCGAGGACCGTATAGGGTGCGAAGTTTTTAGTGCGGTCCAGGACCCACTGCCCGTTCACGAACAGGGTTAGGTAGTAACCCGTTGGCGCGGCAGCGTATGCAGCGTAGGCCGCGTTGGCACAGGTTGTGCACTTATCCGCAATCGCCATTTACTGCTTCGTCAGCGTCATCTTGAAGCTGGCGATGTCCACGCGCACCTTGCCGAGGCCGTATTCCGACAGGTCCGACACGGTGCTTGACGCCGGAACCTCAACGGTTACTGGCTTCTTGCCTTCAAATGCGGCGACATCCGACAGGACTGCGCCAATCATACGAAGGGATGCGAGTGGGTTTTCCATGGTTCTCCTTAAATGGTCTGAGCTGCTGGATTTGAACCAGCGACCTCATGTTTCCAAAACACGCGGGGACTCCAGACTCCCCCAAGCCCAGATGAACGGGGTTAGCCTTATAGACTTCCCCCGTTTGTGGCTAGATTCCTGCCTTAGATGAGCGCGGAGGTCAGGAACGGCAGGCGGGAACGATAGACGCTCAGCGGCTGCATCTCAAGGCGGATGCGTTTGCTGAGGCGGTGAAATATCTTGCTCGCCGTCATGGCGTCCGCAAGAGCGTCATGGGCATCGTTGTTCTTGATGCCAAGTCTGCTCGCCAACTTCGCCTGACCGAGGCATTCACCGTAGACTGCGTAACCGAGCGTGACGTTGTCGATGACGCGACGGAACACGCTGGGTTCGTAGCCGAACCGTCTGAACTCCTTGATGAGCCAGGCCACATCAAACGGGGTGTTCTGGCCGACGATGATGACTTCACCCTCGTTCTGCGTGTACTTCTGGAGGAAGGCATTGAAGTCGCGCAACGTGTCGCTGAAGATTTCAGCCTTGTCGATGCGCGCCGGGGTGAACCCGTTGCACTCAAACGCCTTGCTGTCGTACTGCACCTGGTGGACGCCTTTGGTGCTGAAGTTGGGGTCCGTGTCTCGCACGAAGTAACCCTTGAAGTGGTCCTCCGTGTCGCCCGTGGCGAAGGCGCCAATCTGGACAATGCCGTGTTTCGTGCTGTCCAGGCCCGTGGTTTCGAGGTCCAGGGCGATGAAAGTCTTAGCTCCCAATTCGTTCTCCATTTCTATGGTAGGTGAGTTCATTGAACCGTTTGATGTACTCGTACTTCGCCACAGAGGGCGGCATGGCAATCAACTGCAAGTCACGACGGGGAATGTCGTGCGTCCAGTTATCCACGATGACCGGCAGGAAGTTATCAGCCTCAATGGCCAACGCCTCCGCATCTGCACGACGAACGCTGGACGGCATAACCGTTTCCAGGCCTGCCCAGGCGGCAATGACTCCCTGCAACTTGTCTTCAGCCGTACGGTAGAAGCTGAAGCGCGGGTCCTTCTTGATGGGGCTGGGGATGTCCACCAGATACGCCTCAGACGCATCGTGAAGCAGACCCGCCAGCGCGTCCTCCGGGTCGCAGATGCGGCTCACAAGGAGGCAGTGCTGGGCGACGGAGTAGAACTGGCTGATGTGACCCGCATAACGACACTGCATCGACAGCGAGTGCGCTATGGCCTCCAGCGTGAGGTCCTCTTTGCGCGGGTCCAGGGCCTCAAACTTCTGGCCGGGGTAAACCTGAATCCAGGTTGCATCGTACTTCGCTTTATCTACAGTCGCCGCATCTTTCGGCTGTTCCGTCGCCAGCGCGTCTGCTCGAACGCAAACCGTTTTCCCGGCTACGATAAGCATGACGCCCGCAACGTAGCCGGGTCCGTCGTCGTTTGCGTAGTCAATCTCTTTGACGTACTCCGCTTCGATAAGGACTTTCTGCCCCTCGCGGAATGGCAATGAGGTCGCGTTAGATTCCTTTGTCATGCAATTCTCCAATCTTACACTCCACGACGTAGGTTCCACTGGAAGCGAACCACTGTCCGTGCGCTGCTGCTTTGGCCGCTTCTTCGGTTGCGAATACGCCGAAACACATTTTCCCGTCGTAGCCCCAATCGGCCATGAGAACGAACACGGATTTCATACGGCGTAGTTTGCCCGCCAGCACGCGACCAGATTAATCGTCTGATTGATGTTCAGCGTCGTCATGCGCGCTGCGCCTCTCCGTTGACGATGACGACGCGTACGGGTTTGTCTCGTTTCAGGACTAGACGCTTGCGGATGGCCTTGCCGATGTCGTTGAACCAACGTCCGCACGTGTGGCACTGATACGCCTGGCTCAGCCCGCCTGCGAGAGGTCCCGCAATAAGGAACATGCCGATGTTATGCGTCGTGCTCTTGTTCGTCCACAACACGGGTGCGTTACACTTGGCGCAAATGAGTTCAGAGTTGTCGCTAAACATCATTCGGCTGACTCCGCTCGGGCAGTAATCAACTCATTGCGAACCTCAGTACCCTCTGGCATTTCGCTCCTCATTTGTGGCCGGCACAAGTCTTGACGTGATGTTCGATGTCCTGCAGGTTGTTGCCGCCGCTACCGCACTCGCACTTCCACCACTTGGAGGTGTGCTCAATGGCGACGATACGGCCCGCACGGTTGTACGCACGGTAGGTTAAGACCGAGGCTACGCGTTTCCCCAAGGCGCATTTACGGTATGTCGCCTTCTCCGGTTTGTCCTTCGGTGCGTCGTAGAGGCGACGGAGGTAGGCGAACACGGCGCGGTAGTTGATACCGTCCACCACGCTGTCCTCTTTGTACGGCCCAATCATGCGTGCGTCTTTAACGTCAATGAGGGCCGCCATTTGAATCAGGCGCAGCTGTTCGTCAGTGACCTTGATGCCAAATGATTCGAGCGTGGAGCGGGTGAAGGTGGAAACGAGGTTGCCGAGCGCCCACGAATCACCATACTCACCACCACGTTGCGTGGCGATAGCCACGCCTTCGCCCAGGATGGTTTCGATACCTTTTTCAAATGTCGCCATTATGCCTCCCGGGGCTGCACGACGGTCACGCGGCCCAATTCCTTGAGCGTTACGACCTGGTTGCGGCTATTCTTCAGTTCACGCTCACGCCAGCCTTGCGCGTGTACGCGAAGAACCTTGAGCGTAGGCTGCACTTCGCCACGCCAGTCCTTCTTCTCGTTGATTTCCAGGATGATTGCCTCGTTCATCCAGTGCGAGGACCCGGAACGGCCCGGGTAGACTACGGTCTGCCCTACCTGGAGGGGGTTTCCCCGCCAGTCCGTGGGGCTAGAAGGCTGGGAAGCGGGCATGTGCCTCCTTGAGCGCCTGACGTTTGGTGTGTTTTACCTGCTCTGCAAGCAACTCACCGCTGTGTCGGCACATTTCAAACAGCGTAGCCTTATCCTGGATGAGGCTAATCGTGTAGCGTGCCGTGTGCGTCTGGCGGGTTTCTCATTTC